TGGTCTCGGTGTGCTCGTCGATGCCGGTGTAGGCGGCCGGGTCGCGCACGATGGGCACGCGGTAGCTGTGCAGGGGCGCGATGTTCATGCGGCCACCGGCTGATCAACCACGAAGTCCTCGGCCAGCTCGTGCGCGTAGGGCGCGACGGCGAGCGGGAACTTGAAGGCGTCGCACCGCGTGCAGCGCGTGTTGGCCTCGACCCGGCCGCAGTCGGGGCAGGCCTTCGGGTACATCGCGCGCGGGGCGGCGGCGGGGATGGCAAACCGCAGCACGTCGCTCATTGCGGCCCCCGCAACACCAGGAACACGATCCCCAAGGTGCCAGCGATGGCGAAGCCGGCGGCCATCTTCGGCAGCGCGTCGAGCGCGACGATCAAGCACAGGAACAGCAGCACCATGGCGCAGCACAGGCAGAACACGCTGGCGAGGCCGATGTAGTAGTCGACCGGGCCCAGCTCGCCCTTGCGCACTGGGCCGCGGCCGCGTACGGGCTCGTCGGGCTCGGCGTCGGTCACCTGGCGCGCGGCGCGCACGAGGTCGGTGTGGGCGTCCCACTCGGTCTGTTTCATGCGGGCTCCGTCAGCATGGGCAGGGCCAGGGCGTCGTGCGCATCGAGCGCGGCCAGCGCGTCGCGCAGGCCCTGCAGGGCGGCGGCCTCGGCGGCGCCAGCCAGCGTGAGCCGACCGAGAGCGGCGATGTAGGCCTCGGCGTCCGATGGCTGAAGCAGAGGGGTGCCCAACGGCTTCGCCGCCCACGCCTCGCTGCAGGCGGCGTCCAGCTCGGCGCGCGCCTTGTCGAGCGCGCGGCCGGCGGTGACCACGTCATTGAGCAGCTGCAGCTCGCGGCTCATAGCTGCCACCCCAACTCAAGCGCCGCGGTGTGGCTGCTCTGCTTGCTGCTGACCTTGGGCACCAGGCGCANNNNTGCAGGCGCAGCACCAGGCCGCCCGCGGCGCCCACCTTGCCGCTGTTGTAGGGGTAGCCGGTGGCGAGGCCGGCAAAGGCGCCGGCGTGCAGCGGGCCGGCGCGCAGCGGCGCCCAGTCAGCCAGCGCGTAGACGCTGGTGCGGTCGTAGCTGTTGCGATACGCGCCGCCCTGCAGACTCCACGCGGGCGAGAGCTGGCCACGCAGGCCGGCGCCGAGGTTGCGCTCGTTGTAGGCGGCGCCGGGCTGGTCGGTGCGCTGGCCGCTGTGGGCGCTGACGGTGTGCGCGACCGCATGCAGCTCGAGCGCGGCGGCGGGGCCGGCCAGCAAAAGCAGGAACGCGGCGCCTGCGCTTAATCGGGTGATCTGGGTGGTGAGCACTGTGCCCTCCGTCGTTTGACGGAAGGCACAGTAAGCCGGATACGGCTAGCTTGTCAAGCCGGATACGGCTAGGTCACTCGTCGGAGCTTCTCGGCAAGCTCGTGCGTGGCGGGGCGGGGGTTGGTAACGCAGCCGTCGCCGAAGGTCAGACTGGTAGAGCAGATGGCACGGACAAGCACCTCGCCGGAGCCGTCCGGTTGCAGGCGCCGTGTCGCGCTCCAGGCCAGTTCGCCAGACACGTTGGGCCCATAGGTGGCCATGACAACGTCGGTGATGTAGGCGATCTCGAATGTGCTGCGCGCAACGATCTCGACCTGGGTGGCCGCCCACAGGCGGTCGCAGTGCGCGCGGTCAGTGCAGGGGATGGACTCGGCCGGATTGTCGGGCGGGTAGAACGCGCAACCGGCGACTAGGGTTGCTGCTATTCCCGCCGCCGCTCCACGGCGTAGGCGGCCAGGTCCTGGGCGGCGGTCTTGAATCGTTCCCACAGCTTCTTCTGCTCGTCGTCGACTTGTTTGGTAATCGGCGGGTTCGATGGGTCGAGGCCTGGCACCAGCATCTGCCACGGCTCCAGGTCAAAGGCGTGAGCCAGCTTATGAACCATGTCCAGCGTGGGGCTCTGCTCGCCACGCAGGATGCGCCCGACGCTGGTCTGGGCGACTTTACTGCGCTCTGACACCTTGGGCTGCGATCCAAGCGAGCGATCGGCTGCCATCAGTCGCTGCAAGTTGTGACGAAACAACTCAGTTGACGGCGACGGGGCGACGGGGGTTTTGGCCATGTCGCCAGCGTCGCCCAGGTGGTCAGCCGGATGCGGCTTGCAAATATAGCCGGATGCGGCTAGATTTGCCGCAAATGGAACCGATCGTCGAGTACCTGCAGCGTCATCTTCGGGCCGCTGGCCCGCGTCGCTTTGACGCCATTGCGACTGCAACAGGGGTGTCTCCATCGCTTCTCCCGAAGCTCGCGTACGGCATGCGCGACAACCCGCGCGTTCAAACCGTCCAGCCGCTCCTTGACTACTTCAGCTCGCTTGAGCGGGGCGAGATTGAGCTGCCTGAGCAGGTAGCGAGCCCAGACGATCGACAGGCCCCCGCGCCCCTCGGCGCCTCGGCTGAGTGACCTCGGCCTGAAACCCCAGACAAGAACCCGGAGAGCAACACCGTGGCAGCCGAGCTGAAAGACCTGCGGGCCAAGATCACCCCGCGCACCAATGCCGTGCTGGAGGCGATCAACCGCGCCACCGGCCGCGATAAGGCGGAGATCGCACGCGAGATCCTCGACAAGTGGGCGGCTGAGCAGATCCATGCTGCCAGCTTGATCGACCGCATGCTGGCCGTCGAGGGCGAGGCGGGGATCGCCGGGGGAATCGCAGGGAATCGCGGGGATACGCACAACCCCGGCCGCTGACTCCCGCGCCATGTCGCACCCCGACACGCCTGTCGACCAGGCGCTGCCGCCGCCTCCCGACTTTGATGCCATCCCGTACGCGTTGCGCGATCGCGCGCAGTGGCTGGTCTGGCGCTTTGAGCACAACGAGGGCAAAAAGCCCCGCAAGATGCCGCATTACATCGACGGCGGCCGCCGTGTCGGCGACCAGGGCTCAGACGATGACCGCCGCCGCCTGGCGTCGCTGGCCGCGGCGCGCGCCGCGTTCGATCGCGGTGGCTGGGCCGGCGTCGGCTTTGCCTTCCTGCCGGGCGATGACTTGATCGGCGTCGACATTGATGACGCCATCACCACCGACGGCGAGGTCGACCCGGCCGCGTCCAAGATCGTCGAGGCCTGCAACAGCTGGGCCGAGGTGAGCCAGTCGGGGCGGGGCGTGCACGTCTACCTGCAGGGCGTCACCGACTCGCGCAAGGTCAACGCCGCCGGCGGCCGCATTGGCCTGGAGATATTCAGCGGGCGCCAGTTTTTCGTGGTGACCGGCCGCACCTGGGCGGGGTCGCCGGCCTACGTGCGCCAGGCCGGGCCCAAGCTGCTCGACCGCCTGCAGGCCAAGGTGCAGGAGCTGAAAGACGCCGCCGCCGCCGAGCGCGAGACCGCGCGCGCGATCGAGCGCGCCGCGGCGGGCCCAGCGACGGCGCCGGCGGCACGCGCCAGGCCGCCGCGCTCGGCCGCCGAGGAGTGCGCGCAGCTGCTCGATGCGCTGGCCGCGGTGCGCGCCAGCGAGCTGACCTATGACGAGTGGCTATCGGTCGGCATGACGCTCGCCGCCGAGCTCGGCGAGGCCGGCCTGGCCGAGTGGGATCGCTGGTCAGCGCTCGACGTCGACCGCTACCCTGGCACGGCAGCGCTGGCCACCAAGTGGCGCAGCTTCAAGGGCGCGGTGCCGGGGAAGCTGCTTTACAAGCTGGCGCGCCAGGCCGGATGGCGGCCGCCGCGCAGCGAGGCAGCACCCGGCCGGCGCAGCCCAGCGCCGCGCGAGCGAGCTGCCGACCCCATCAATGAGCCTGCCGGCGGCGCCGATGACGCGCCAGGGGATGAGGGCCCGCCACCGGCACCACCAGGCGGTGATGGTGGCGGCGGGGGTGACGGCGATGGCGTGCCCCCGCTCGGGCGCCACCCCGGTGGCAAGCGCCGGCGCTTTCCGTTTTGCAATGACGAGGGCCAGCCCAAGGCGATCCGCGAGAACGTCGCTTATGCGCTGCAGTACGACCCCACGCTCGCCGGTCTGGTCGCGCACAATGAATTCTCAGAGCTGCACGAGATCACGCGCGCCACGCCCTGGCGCAGCCCGCCCGGCGCCTGGTCGGAGTTCGACGACCTGGAGCTCGCCAGTTACCTCGCTTACCGCCACGGCCTGCTGCTGCGCGACGTGCGCAGCGTGCAGCAGGCGATCACGCAGGCGGCGATGCGCAACAAGGTGCACCCGCTGCGCGACTGGCTGCAGGGCCTCACCTGGGACCAGACGCCGCGCCTCGATCACTGGCTGGTCGACGTGGTCGACGCGCGCGATACGCCCTATGCGCGCGCGGTGGGCCGCATGTTCCTGCTCGGCATGGTGGCGCGGGTGATGCGGCCCGGTTGCAAGATGGATTACGCCCTCATCCTGCAGGGCGCGCAGGGCGCAGGTAAGTCGACCCTGTTCCGCGAGCTGGCGTCGCCCTGGTTCAGCGACACGCCCATCCGCATCGGCGACAAAGATGCTTACATGGCCGTCCAGGGCGTTTGGCTGTACGAGTTCAGCGAGCTCGACTCGCTGGCCAAATCCGAGGAGACCGCGATCAAGGCGTTTATCTCCTCGCCGACGGATCGCTTTCGCCCGCCCTACGGCAGCCGCATGGTCGAGGTGCCGCGCCGCGTGTGCCTGTGCGGCACCACCAACAGCGAGGAGTTTCTGCGCGACGCCACTGGCGGCCGGCGCTTCTGGCCGATCCAGGTGCGCGAGATCCGCATCGAGGTGCTGCGCGAGATCCGCGAGCAGCTCTTTGCCGAGGCGGTGCACCGCTACGCCGCGGGCGAGCGCTGGCACCCGGCGCGCGACGAGGAGGCCGAGCTGTTCCGGCCCGAGCAAGACAAGTGGCGCTTGTCTGACGTGTGGGCCGATCTGCTGCGCGCCTACGTCGACAGCCAGGCGATCCGCGACTGCGACGAGGACGGCGACAGTATCTCGATGCACGAGCGATGCCCGAATGCCGAGCGCGACTTTTTCTCGACGCAGGAGCTGCTGGTCAAGGCGCTGCGCATCGAGGTCGGCCGCATCGACAGCGCAAAGCAGATGCAGCGGCGCGTCGGCCAGTGCATGCACGAGCTCGGCTTTATCGCCGGCAAGGGCACCACCGGCAAGCGCAAGCGGGGTTATTTCCGGCCCGCGCAGCCCGCTGCTGCGGGGCCAGATCAATCACCGGCGGGCAGTGCGCCGGATGGCATGGGCGCAAGCGATCGCGCGCGCAGCATGCTGCAAGGGGGCGAGGTGGCGCTGTGACGGCCGCGCATCCGCTCTCGCCTGCCAGGGCCGCACCCCGCCAGCCGGCGGCGAGGGTGCGTGCGCGGGGGTCGCACCCCGCACGCTGGCCGGCACCGTCCAGATCACGTCCAGATCACGTCCAGATCACCGGCCGCCGCATCTGGACATCGCAACCCGTTGATCGCGCTTCACTTTTTGGCAGGCGTCCAGATCGACCGGATAAATGCGCGCAGGCGCGTGCGCACGCCCCCGCGTACCCGCCCGCTCCCGTGGGGGCGCGGGGGCGGGGGCGCACGCGCTCGCGTACGCGCGCGGCGCATCTGGTCTTCTGGACGTGAGAGGGGGATAGAGGGATGACCGCCACCGCCGTCGACTCGACTGCCACCGCAGCGGGCCAGGCTTTTCGGCCGCTGCTCGATGGCGCCCAGTTCAAGGCCTTGATGCCCCAGGCGGCCGCCTTGGCCGCCGGCGTCGCCGAGCTGTGCGGCCGCGAGTACGTGACCGGCTGCGTGCGCCTGGCGATCGCCCTGCGCCAGGCGGTGATCGCCGACGACTACGACCTGGTCTCGGCCCTGTACGCGCAGGCCAAGACGGCCGGCTTGACCCCCATGCACGCGATCGAGGGCGACCTCGAGCTCGGTGTCAACGATGACGAAATGCGCGCCTTTGCTGCCCGCCACCGGGCGGCCCGGCGCAACACCAGGGAGACCACCGCATGACCACCGAGATCGGCCTGCGAGAGGCGGCCGCCATCGTCACCAACGCCCACACGCTGCTGGGGCCCAAGGTCGAGGGCGGTCAATCGATCGTGCCCGCGCTGGCGTTCTGCGACACGCTGGGCACGCTGCTGTGGCGCGCCAAGTACGGCGGCGATCGGCGCGTGATCCCGCGCGCCACGCTGCTGCTGGCCGATGTGATCCGCACCGCGCACCGCTTCAAGCGCGCACCAGGTGCGCAGGCGCGTCGCGGTCGCCGCCGCAATGACGCCGTCGCCGCCCGTGGTCGCGAGCGCACGCCGGCCGACCTGGCCGATGCCCTTGCCGCACGCGCGATCTTCGAGTGGACGCATGACCGCTGCGAGTACTGCAACGGCCGCGGCATGATGGGCGGCGAGCAGTACCTCGGCTCGCGGGCGATGCTTCGCTGCAAGGCGTGCGGGGCGGAGGGCTGGGTGCCTGACCCGTGCATCCAGGCGCCTGCGTTGGCCAAGGGCGAGCGCGACCCGCGCCCTCGTGTCACCTGCACCGCGTGCAGCGGCCGTGGCCGCACCGATCGCCCGCAGCTGCCGACCGGCCCGTCGGTCGTCTGCACCCACTGCCAGGGCAGCGGCAAGCGCCGCATCGACCACGCCCGCCGGGCCGCCGCCATTGGCCTGCCGCTCGACGTCTACCGCCGCGCCTGGGCGCCCATCTTCGACGCCCTGCTGGCCAAAATCGACGAGATCGACGAGCGCGTCGAGACCCACTTGCGCGCGCAGTTGCGACCGGGTACAGTCGCGCCCAATTCAGTCGGACCACGGTCCGGCCGAAAGTCGGACCTAAGCCCGCCCGTCGGCAGTCCGCGTCTACCGGCCCAAGTCGAACAAGATCCGCGCCCTGAGCGCGAGCCGGTCCAGACAGCGCATGTCGCCCCCGCTCGCCCCTAAGAATCGCAACGCCTCGCTTATGCGGGGCGTTTTGCATTGAGGCGCTCATGCGTGTGACCGTTGCTTCCAACCTCAACCAGGTGGCCGCTGCTGCTCAGCAGTTCCACCCGCAGTTCCGCTTTGCCTGCGCCCTCGCGTTGACCCGCACCGCGCAGCAGATCCAGCAGGCCGAGCGTGCCGAGATGCGGCGCGTGTTCGATCGCCCCATCCCCTGGACGCTCAACAGCCTGTTCCTGCGCATGGCCACCAAGCAGACGCTCGAGGCCATGGTGTGGTTCAAGCCCACCTGGCAGGAGCGGCACTACATCGAGCCGCAGGTCTACGGTGGCCAGCGCCCGATCAAGGCCTTCGAGTACCGACTGCAGCAAGCAGGCGTGATGCCGCAGGGCTGGGTGGCGATCCCCGGCAAGGGCGCACGGCTCGATGCTTACGGCAACATCAGTCGCGGCCAGCTGGTGCAGATCCTGTCCGTGCTGTTCGCGTTGCCAACCGCAGGAGCGGGGCAGGGCTACCAGGCCACGCCCACTGCGCGCAGCAGGCAGCGCAACAAGAAGTCGCGCGACTACTTCGTCAGCGGCCCGACCACGGCGGCCAGGCTGGGCAACAACGGCCGCCTGCCCTTCGGTGTGTACGAGCGCACCGCCGACAAGCGCGTAACCACCATCCTGCGCTTCAGGCCGCAAGCGAACTACACCAAGCGCTTCGACTTCTTCGGCGTCGCCGAGCGGGTGCGACGCACCAACTTCGAACGCAACCTCAGCGAAGCCTGGGAGCAAGCCCTGCGCACCGCCCGCCGGCCCTCCCGCCTTGCCGCCTAGCGGGTCCTCCCGGCCCCCCCACCCCTCGCGGGTAATTCGAACCCCGGTGTGGGGCTGGTCGCAGGGGTCCGGAGTTAGTCCGCTTTAGTCCGGTCCGCTTTGTGGTGGACCGCTAGGAGGTCCGCCATGGATCAGCCGCAAGTCGCCGGCGGCAATGCCGCGCCGGCGGCGGCCGACCAGGCGGTCAGCTGTACCGAGTTCGCCCGCATCTACGGCTGCGACGAGGCCTATATCCGGCGCCTGCGCGATCGCGGGCGCCTGGTGCTGGACGATCAGCGCCGCGTGCTGGTCGACGCGTCGCTGCGCAAGATCGCCGAGGGCCGCGACCTGGCCAAGAGCGGCGTGGTGGAGCGGTGGAACGCGCACCGCGCGGTGCGCGGGCTGCCGCCGGCGATCGACCTGGCTGGCTCCACCCCCACGCAGCAGGCTGCGCCGGCCGCGACAAGCGCGAGCGCGCAGGCGCCTGCACAGCCGTCGGCCTTTCACCAAGCGCAGACGGCGCTGGCGGCGACCAACGCGGCGATCCGCGGGGTCGAGCTGCGCAAGATGAGCGGCGAGCTGGCTGAGTGGCAGCCGATGGCGCGCGCGATGGCCGACGTGGTCACCGCCTCGCGCGACGCGGTGCTCGGCCTGCCCGATCGCCTGGAGGGCGTGCTCAACCTGGCGCCCGCGCAGGTCGAGGTGCTGCGTGCCGAATGCGAGCGCCTGTGCGAGACCATGCACCGCACGCTGCTCGATGCTGCGCGCAAAGCCGGCGCGCCTGACGTGCGCGCCCTTGGCCAGCCGGGCGGCGCGATGCGCGCGCCAGGCGGCCCGTTGCTGTCGTGAACCTCGCCGACGCGCTGCTCGCCGGCCGGCTGCACGATGGCGCCGCCGAGGTCCTCGAGGCCGCGGCGCAGGCCTGGGCGCCGCCCGAGCGGCTCACGGTCAGCCAGTGGGCCGACCGCTACCGCGTGCTCACCGGCAAGGCCGCCGCCGAGCCGGGCCCGTGGCGCACCTCGCGCACGCCGTACCTGCGCGAGATCATGGACGCGCTCAGTGCGCACAGCGCGGCCACCGACGTCGTCTTCATGGCCGCGTCGCAGGTCGGCAAGTCGGAGGTCGGCAACAACTGGGTCGGCTACGTCATCGACTACGCGCCGGGGCCGATGCTGATGGTCGAGCCCACCGTCGAGATGGCGGAGAAGTACTCCAAGCAGCGCATCGCGCCCATGATCGACATGAGCGAGCGCTTGGCCAGCAAGATCGCCCCCGCGCGCAAGCGCGACAGCGGCAACACCACCACGCTCAAGGACTTCCCCGGCGGCCTGTTGGCCATGGTCGGCGCCAACAGCGCCAGCGGCCTGGCCTCGATGCCGATCCGCTACCTCAACCTCGACGAGGTCGACCGCTACCCCGACGACGTCGACGACGAAGGCTCGCCGATCAAGCTCGCCGAGCAGCGCACCATCACCTACCGGCGGCGCGCCAAGCGGTACAAAGCCTCGACCCCTGGCCGTGCCGAGACCTCGATCATCGCCCGCGAGTACGAAAGCGGCTCTCGCGCGCAGTACTGGGTGCCCTGTCCGCACTGCGGCGGGCTGCAGGTCCTGCACCGGCGCCACCTGCAGTGGCAAAAGGAGATCGACCCCGCCACCGGCAAGAAAGTGCACCGCGTCGACACCGCGGTCTACGTCTGCCAGGTTCACGGCTGCATCATCGAGGAGCATCACAAGCCGTGGATGCTCGAGGAGATCCCCGGCGACCTCACGCGCGCGCACTGGCGCCACCGTGACGAAAGCAAGGCCAAGCTCAGCTATCACGTCAACGCGCTCTATGCGCCCATCGGCCTCGGCCGCAGCTGGCCCGAGATCGCTGCCGAGTGGATCGAGGTCTCGCTCGACCCCGCCAAGCTGCAGACGTTCGTCAACCTGATCGACGGCGAGGCCTACGAAGATCACAGCGAGCGCCTCAAGGGTGAGACGCTCAAGCTGCGTGCCGAGGCCTTCGGTGCGCGCGAGGTTCCGCCCGGCTATCTGCTGCTCACGCTCGGCGTCGACACGCAGGACGATCGCATCGAGGCCAAGCTCGTCGGCTGGGGCGAGCACGAGCGCAGCGCCGTGCTCGACTACGTCGTCTTCGAGGGCGACCCGATCATCCCCGAGGGCCAGCCCGGCAGCCCCTGGACCCTGCTCACCGCCTACCGCCGGCGGCCGGTGCGCAACGCCTTCGGCGTCGACCTGCAGGTCGCCATGTCCGCGATCGACTCCGGTGGCCACCGCACCGCCGCCGTCTACCAGTACGTGCGCATGCACCGGCATGACCGCACCATCGCCACCAAGGGCTCCAGCCTCGCCGCGCAGCCCGTGCTCGGCCGGCCCTCCAAGAAAGAGGCCAAGAACAGCAGGGGCGACCTTGCCAAGTACGGCGTCAGCCCCTGGCCCGTCGGCACCGATACCGCCAAGGACGCGATCTACGCCCGCCTCGAGGCCGACGGCGAAGTCGCCGACCCCACTGCCCGCGCCATCCGCTTCTGCAACGGCCTGGGCGACCTGTACTACGAAGGCCTTGTCAGCGAGGTGCGCGACACGCGCACCGGCCGCTACGTCAAGGTCTTCGCGCGCAATGAGCCGCTCGACTGCTTTGTCGGCGCCATGGCCGCCGCGTACCACCCCGCGGTGCGCGTGCACCGTCTTTCCGCCGCTGACTGGGACCACCTGCGGCGCATGCATGAACCGCGCAGCGGCGACCTGTTCGCTGATGCGTCCCTGAATACCTCAGCCCACGGTGTGGTGCCGTCGCCGGGCGCAAGCCCGCAGGACCTTGGCCCTCAGCAGTTCCCCGCCGCGACGGCCGGGGAGGGGTCCGGGCATTTGCAGCAGCCCGTCGTCCAGGCACCCGAAGGCCCCCCCCAGTCGGGGGGCGAAGGATGGACTCCAGGCGACTGGTCTAAAGACTGAGAGACGGCATGGCCTACACCCTCACCCAACTCGCCGCGCTGGAATCGGCCCTCGCCTCGGGCGAGCGCATGGTCCAGTACGACGGCAAGCGCGTCGAGTACCGCTCGATCGCCGAGCTGCAGGCCGCCATCAACACCGTGCGCGCCGGCCTGGTGCAGGCCGGGCAGATCGTCGTCGGCACGTCTGACCGTGGCGGCACCACGCTCGCCATGTTCACCCGCGACTGACATGCGCCTCGTCGACGATCTCATCGCCGCCGTCAGCCCGCGCGCGGCGCTGCGGCGCGAGATGGCGCGGCAGACGCTCACCGAGCTGCGCGCCTACGCCGCCGCCAAGACCGGGCGGCGCACCGCCGGCTGGACCGCCGGCAGCGGCTCGGCCAGTGCCGAGATGGACATGGGCTTCGCGCGCATCCGCAACCGCGCGCGCAGCATGATCCGCGACAACGAATACGCCAGCGCCGCGGTCGAGCGCCTGGCCGTCAACGTCATCGGCACCGGCATCACCTGCCTGCCCGCCAACACCAGCGAGCGCCAGGCCTGGCTCGAATGGTCCGAGAGCACCGCCTGCGACGCTGATGGCCTCACCAACCTGCACGGCCTGTGCGCTCTCGCCGCCACCCACGTGTTCGGTGATGGCGAGGCCATCATCCGCCGCCGCATCCGCCGCGCCGAAGACGGCCTGCGCATCCCGCTGCAGCTGCAGGTGCTCGAGCCTGACCACCTGGACCACAGCAAGAGCGGCGTGCTGGCCAACGGCAACGTTGCCATCCTCGGCGTCGAGTACAACCAGATCGGCCAGCGCGTCGCGTACTGGCTGTACCGCCAGCACCCCGGCGAGATCGCCGTCGCCCCGCGCGCGCTCGAGTCGGTGCGCGTGCCCGCCGGCGAGGTGATCCATCTTTTCGACCGCAAACGCGCCAGCCAGGTGCGCGGCGTCAGCCGCCTCGCCGTCAGCCTGATGCGCCTGCGCGATCTGGCCGACTACGAAGACGCCGAGATCATGCGCAAGAAGGTCGAGGCCTGCTTCGCCGCCTTCGTCACCACCGAGGAGCCTGATTCGGTCGGCGCCCTGCAGACACCGCAGCCCGGCGAGGACAAGCGCATCGAGAAGCTCGCGCCGGCGATGATCAAGTACCTCAAGTACGGCCAGTCGGTCGAGTTCGCCAACCCCAGCACCACCGGCGTCGGCAGCGAGTTCATGGTGCACCAGCTGCACGCCGTCGGCGTCGGCACCGGCCTCACCTACCAGCAGCTCACCGGCGACCTGCGCCGCGCCAACTACACCAGCACTCGCGCCGGCCTGATCGAGTTCTACAAGCTGGTCGACGCCTGGCAGTGGCTGCTGTTCATCCCCGGCCTGGTGCGCCCCATCCGCACCTGGTTCCAGGAAGCCGCGCTGTACGGCGGCGTGGCCACCGGCAGCATCGGTGACGACAAGATCACCACGCCGCGCAAGCCGCACGTCGACCCACTCAAGGACGCTACCGCCATCAAGGAGCAGGTGCGCGCCGGCCTCATGTCGCTGTCCGAAGGCATCCGCGAGCTGGGCGAGGACCCCGATCTCGTATTCGCCGAGATCGCTCGCGAGCGCGAGACCCTCAAGGCGCTCGGCATCGTCACCGACGTCGACGCCGCCTTCTACATCCTCAAGCTCGACCCGATGAACGTCATCAACGCCACGGCGGAGAAGACGGAAGGCGTGGCCGCATGACCACCTGCATCGACACCGCCGCCGGCGCCATCTCGGTGGGGGACACGGGCCTGAAGATCGAGGCCCGCGTCACCCAGGGTGCCGATCTACAGCAGATCGTGCTGAGCCTGCAGAACGATGACGGCACCTTCGTCGACGTCACTGGCGCAAACATCGTCGCCGAAGTTCGAAAGAACAAGACCGAAGCGTCTCCCGTGGCGGTCTTTGTGGTTGGCGCCGGGCCCGTGGACATCACGCTCGACCTGCCCGGCAGCGTGACCGCCACGCTCGCGGCAGGCCAAGACATGCGCGACCCAGCGGGTCGGCATTACTGGAAGTGCCGCATCACCTTTCTGAGCGGCGCCGTGCGCGATCTCGTCGCTGACTCAACGCTGCAGGTCGTCATCCCTTAACCCACCGCTCTCGAAAGGAGCCCGCAATGCAATTTCTCCGCCGATTTGCGGTGTCGATCGCGCTCGCGTTCGTTGCCGTCGTCACCATCGCCGTGCCGCAGGCGGCGCGCGCGCAGGCGCTGTCCGACTGGACCGAAAACAACGCCATTGACCAGCTTTTCCGCGCGCAGACGTGGACCATCGCCGCCAACCTCGACGTGGGTCTGAGCACTTCCGCCTGCTCCGACTCCAGCATCGGCACCGAGGTCAGCGGCGGCAGCTACGCCCGCGTATCGGTCGCCCGCAGCCTGGCCAACTGGGCGGGCACGCAGTCGGCTGGCAGTACCACGGCGTCGAGCGGCACCGGCGGCCAAACCAGCAATAACGTCGCCATCAACTTCGCCACGCCCTCGGCCGGCTGGGGCACGGTGACGCACTTTTTCATCATGAGCAGCACAAATATTGTGCTGTGCCAGGCGCTCACCACCAGCAAGACCATTAACAGCGGCGACACCGTCAGCTTTGCCATCGGTGCGCTCACGGTGACCCTGCAATGAGCCCCGCCGCCTGGTTCGACTTCTCTGGCTGGCTGGGCCAGGTGGGCGCGTTTCGCAACGCGCTGCTAATCCTGATCTCGCTGATCGTCATCACGCTGCTCGCCGCCTGTGGCACGCCGCAGCCCCTGGTCGCCGCCCCCGCCAAGGCGCAGCCGATCGTGGTGGCAACGCTCGCCACCAACGCCTGCGAGCTGCAGACCGCGCCCACGTACACCGCCGCCACGCTCGCCGCCCGCCAGGCCGAGGCCCGCGTGCGCGCCGGCACCTTGCCGCTGCCGCGGGCCCAGCTGCTCGCCGACCTCGGCCGCTACGCCTTAGCCGACCTCGACGCCGCCTGCCCCGGCAAGCAGCTCGACCCCGCCCGCCTGCGCGCCGCGCAGGAGGTCGTCAGCGCCATGCAGTCGATCCTCAAGGAGTAGGCCCATGACCCCCGCACAAGCCCGCGAGCTCGCGGTGCAGCTCAACGTCGCCGCCACCAATGCCGAGGTGCTCGGGCACGAGCAGATCGACCTCGGCAACGTCATGAGCGCGCACCTGGCCGAGTCGCTCGACAGCCTGCAGGCGGCGATCGACGCCAAGCGGGCCGCGGGCGGCTGAGCATGCGCTCGATCGTGCGCGCGCTGCTGGCGCTGGTGCTGCTGCTGCCGGCGCTCGCCTGGGCCCAATACGCCTGCGCGCCGCCTGGGCTGTTCGGCACCGTGTTGGCGGTCGACCTGCCCAAGTGGCGCGCCGAGGGCGTGTCGGTTGTCTGGTTGTGCGATGTTGGCGGAGAGGTCAAGCCCGAGCTCCTGCTGTGCGCGACCGGTTCATGCTTGCCGCGCGGCACCTTTGCCGGCCAGGTCGAGACCGCCGCCAAGGCCGCCGACCCGCGCACCAAGGTCGCCGAGCTTATGAAAGCGCGCGGGGCGCAGCCGTGCCCGAAAGAGCCCGACCTGGCCACCACGTTCGGCGCGCTGTGCGCCAAGGTCGCGGCCGACGCTGCCGCGCTCAAGGCGGCTTATATCGCGCGCACCACGCCACCGCCGCCCCCGCCTGACGTGCCGACCTACGCCGTCAAGCCCAACCCCAACGCCGCCGACGGCTCGCGCCCGACCGCCATCCTGGACGCCAACGGCGTCGACCGCGTGTCTACCGGCCGCCGCGTGGCCAAGGGCACCGCGTGCGACTGCGCGCGGTTGAGCTCGCCCAGCACCGGCACCGATAAGTGGTGCCACGTCGGCCCCGAGCCGCGCGAGGTGGGACTGTGCGCACTGCAGCAGCCATAGAAGGCGCGCGCCGCGGCGGGCTTAATTCCGGCCAGTCACGCCGCGATTACGCAATGTCCTTCTACTTCGATCCGGTGGCGTTTCGGCGGCTGGAGGAAGTGTGCGAGCGCACTTGCACGGCGATTCACCTGCCGCGCGCGCTGCTGACGTTTCTCCGAAAGCGTTAAGGGCCGCCCATGTTCGAGATCCCCGGCAAGGCCGTCGCCGCCCACCTGCGCCAGGCGGGCATCTACCGCGCCGACATTGACGCGCTCGCCATCGGCATGGCTGGCGATGGCGTGCTGAGCGGGCTGGGTGTGTCGCAGCAAAGCACGCCCAACATGACGGTAGCGGTCGCCGCCGGGATGATCCGCATCGGCGGTTACTTCTGCTTCGTCAGTGCGGCCAGCCCCACCATCACCACCGCCGACGCCACGCTCGACCGCATTGACCTGGTGACGGTCGACTGGAATGGCGCGGTTAGCGTGCAGGCCGGCACGCCGGCGGCCAAGCCGGTGTCGCCGGTGATCCCGGCCAACTCGATCAGCCTGGCGCAGGTGTACGTGCCGGCGGCCGACGCCGCGATCGGCAACGCGCAGATCTACGACAAGCGGCCGATCATCCCCGACACGTACGACGTCGCCGCCGAGTTCCTGGGCAGCAGCCTAAGCAACACCGCCGCCACCAGCGCCGGCTCGATCGGCGAGGCCGGCTGGTCGATGAGCGGCACCACCGCGGCGCCAACGTTCCAAGCGGTGACCGGGCGGCCGGGCGTGCTGCGGTCCGTCACCGGCACCACCAGCGGCAACCGCACCAGCTTGCACTTTGGCAGCGCCGCCAATACAGCCGTGCTGACGCCGAGCCAGATTGCGCGGCTGTGCTTCGTGGTGCGCGTGCCGACCATCACCACGCTGGCGGTCAAGTTCGGTCTTGGCCAGGACCTGAGCGCCGCCACGGTCGACCAGCTGGGCACCGCCGGCGCGTGGGTCGAGTTCCTGCCGGCCAGCAGCGCCAAGTGGCGTTATTGCACGCGCCAGGGCAGCAGCACCACCCAGAACGTCGACCCCGGTGCCGACGTCACCGCGACCGACTGGTATCTGTTCTGCCTGATCCGCAAGCAAAACGGTAACTGGCAATTCATGAAAAACGGCGCGCTGATGTTCGAGCACAGCACCAACCTGCCCACCACCGACGGCAACGTCGGCACCACGGTGCATACATTGACCGCGGCCGCGCGCAACCTCGATCACGACTTTTTCGGGCTCAACTTCGCGCCGCTCGGCAACCGCTGGAGCTGACGTGCCGCGCCTGCGCACGTACCCGACGGCCGCGACGCGCGCCAATCCGGCGCCCAAGGGCGGCGGCGGTGGCGGCCTGCCGGCCTGGGTGGCGGCGCTGTCGGTGGGGCAGTGGTATGAGCTCCCCAATACGGGCCTGGCCACGGTCGAGCCGGCCGAGCGTCCCGGCAACACCGGCGCCTTTGTCAACAAGATCGACGCCTGGAATTCGCTCAGCGTCCACCCGGTCACGTGCGTGCTCTACAACGCGGCCAACGGCGGTCACACGGATTACGCCGGCAATGAGGTCGATGCGCTCGGCTTGAACGTACCCACGCCCGCCTGGGTCAACCTGCGCCCGCCCACGGCCACGGTCAGCAACGCCAACCACTACGCCGACGGTCGGCCCACCAGCCGGCACAGCTATTACGGCCAGTCGGTCGACGTGGTGAATAACCGCCTGATGACCTGGGGCGGCTCGCGCTACAGCGACGGCAACCCGATCGGCACCGTCGACAGCTTTCGCCTGTCGGACAATGACTGGAACGCTGCGGGCACGCACGGCGACGTGCCAGCCGGCATCCGCGGCGGCGGCTCGATCTTCGCCTTTCCGATCGTGGTGGTCGGCAATGGCGACGTCTATGCGTTCGGCAATTTCGAGGTGCACCGCTGGAACGTGGCCAGCAACACCTGGACGCAGCGCCTGACGGGCCAGGCGCCGGCCTGCAACGAGGCCGCCAGCGCGTTTGACTCCGTGCGCAATCGGGTGCTGATTCTCGGCGGCACCAGCGCCGAGTCCGTGGTGTACGACGTCGCGGCCAACAGTTACAGCACCGTCAGCCGCACCGGCGCCGAGGCCGCCAACGTGCTCGGCAACGGCAACGGCATGGTCTATGACGCCGCGCTCGATCGCTTTTTGCTGCGCAAGGGCGCCAGCGGCGGCACGGTGTATCAGATCCACCCGACCACGTGGGAGTGCACAACGCTGGCCACCACCGCCGGCGGCTCGGTGCCGGCGGTGGTCGAGCACCCGCCATACAACCGCTTTTTGTACGTGCCGCCGCTGGGTGGCTGCGTGTACGTGCCGCGCTACGCGGCGAATGCCTGGTTTTTGCGGACAAGCTAGATGGCCGCCCCGCTGCCCCAAGGCGCCCGAGTCAGCATCACGATCGCCGGCGCATCCGGCACGCTCAACGTGCCGAGCGTGGCGTTGGGCGAGTGCATCCTGATCGCGCTGCGGTGGTACACGACGGCCACGATTTCCAGTCTGACCTGCACCGGCGAAACCGTCGAGCTGCTCGGCGCCCCGGTGACAGGCGGCCCAAACAACGCGCGCAGCCAGTTCGCCATCATTCGCAGCGTGCAGTCGGCGGGCGCCAAGGCAATCGACATCACAGGGTCGGGCACGCTCAACGCAGGTGTGGAGGGGCAGCGCTACAGCGGGCAAGATCCGGTTAACACGGTCAACGTTCAGAACGGCGCCAGCGGCACCAACACCACGCCCTCTGTCAGCCTGACCACTACGGTCGCCGAGTGCTGCGGCCTGGCGATCGTCAGTAACAACGGCAGCGACATTACGGCGCCGTCGTCGGGGTGGGCGCTGATCAGCCCGTCACTGCCTGACCCGTTTTGGTTTGACGACGGCATGACCGCCGCCGATCTGGGTGCGGCAGGCGCCAAGACGGCGAGCTGTACGGCCGCCGGTGCTTCCTCGTGGGTCATCAACGCCATCGCGCTGGCACCGGCCGGCGGCCCGGCCGCGCAAGACCTGGAGGGCGACGCCACCGGCAGCGGCACCGCCGCCGGCGCGCTGCGTGAGCAGCATGCCCTGGCCGGCGCGGCGGTCGGCCGCGGCACGGGCGCGGCCGAGTTCGATCGCGGCGCCGGCGATCTGTTTCTCGTCGACGATGACACCGATTACAGCCTCGTCGATGGCGACGCGGTGGTCGACGGCTACCTCGACGATGCGCCCAGCGGCAGCGCCCAGGACCTTGCCGGCGCCGCCACCGCGCAAAGCCTCGCCAGCGGGGCGCTGAGCCTCGCCAAGGCCCTCGCCGCCGCCGCCGCGGCTGCGGGCACGGCCGCCGCCGGCCTGGGCGTTAGCAAGCCCCTGGCGGGCGCGGCGGCGGGTGCCGGTGCCGCCGGCGGCGCGCTCGCGGTGGCCAAAGTCCTCGCCGGTGCGGCTGCGGGTGGCGCCACCGCCGCCGGCCTGCTGGCGATCGTCAAGCCCCTGGCCGGTGCGGCCGCCGGCGCCGGGTCTGCCGCCGGCGAGCTGCTGACTGTCGGCCAGGTCGAGCTGCTGGGCGCCGCGCTCGCGCAGGGCAGCGCCGCCGGCGAGCTCGCGCACGGCGTGCCGCTCACCGCCGCCGCGGTCGCGGTCGGCACCGCCGCCGGCGCCCTGGGCGTGGCCAAACCGCTCGGCGGCAGCGCTGCCGGCGCCGGCACCGGCAGCGGCCAGCTCGGCGTCGGCAAAGGCCTGGCCGGCGCCGCCACCGGCAGTGGCACCGCCGCCGGCGCGCTGCTGCTCGCCATCGGCCTGCAGGCTGCCGCGGTCGCCAGCGGCACCGCCGCCGCCGATCTGCAGGGCAGCGCCGGCCTCGCCGGCACCGCCCAGGCCGCCGGCCTCGCTGCCGGCGTGCTCACCGTCAGCGTGCGGCTGCAGGGCGCGGCCGCGGCCGCCGGCAGCGCCGCCGGCGAGCTCGCCAGCAACACCGCCGCCCTCGCCGGCAGCGCACAAGGGCAGGGCGCCGCCAGCGGCGCCCTGCAGCTGCAGATTCCGCTCAGCGCCGCCGCCATCGCCCAGGCGCAGGCGCAGGGCGGCCTGGCGATCGTGGTGGCGCTCGATGCCGACGCCCTGGCCAGCGCGATCGCCAGCGGCGACCTCACCGTCACCGCGCCGACGCTGGTGCTGCTGGAGGGCGCCGCGGTGGCCGCCGCCCTGGTCACCGGCTCGCTTGGGCCCGGCCTGGCGGTGGTCCTGCCCAAGGCGCGGATCGTCGCCCGCATCACCCCGCGCGCGGCGGTCGCCGTGCGCATCACCGAGCGGCCGGCCATCGCCGCTCGCATCACCGCCCGGCCGCAGATCCGCGTCCGGTAGTTCGTCGCTGTTGTTCGTCGCTGCCTCGCAGCAGCTTTGCCGGCCGTCCGTACGTTCATGGGTGCGGCGGCGGCGTGCGCGCCAGCGAGCGCGCCCTCCCGCGTGTGGCTGAGGACATAAGCCCCGCACCGCATCGCGCCCGGACTTTCTCCCCGGTGAGCTTGATGCCACTTCACCCGTTTCCTCGGAGGCATTGATGCCACAAGCAAACCCAAGCAGCACGCCGGTGCAGTCGCGTGGCCAGATGGCCATCGAGACGCGTCTGGCGCCCATCGGCACGGTCGACGCCGAGCGCCGCACCGCTGACGTGGTGTGGAGCACCGGTGCGGCCGTGCGCCGCTACGACTGGTGGAATGAGCGCTGGTACCGCGAAGAGCTTAGCCTCGACCCGGCGCACGTGCGCATGGGCCGCATGCAGTCCGGCGCGCCGCTGCTCAACTCGCATTCGCAGTGGGACCTGCGCAGCGTCATCGGCGTGGTCGAGTCCGCCAGCCTGGCCGGCGCCGAGGCCGTGGCCAGCGTGCGCTTCAGCGCCCGCGCCGACGTCGAGCCCATCTTCCAGGACGTGCGCGCCGGCATCCTGCGCAACATCTCGGTCGGCTACGTGCGCCACCGCGTCGAGCGCATCGCCCCCGAGCAAGAGGGCGCCGACTGGACCTACCGCGTCGTCGACTGGGAGCCGATGGAGATCTCCCTCGTGCCGATCCCGGCCGACGCCGGCGCCCAGGTGCGCGCCGGCGACACCACGCACCCCCCCGAACGCGCCCTGCGCACCGCGCCGTGCGAGTTCATCGACTTCCCCCCCACGGCGGCAATCGCCGAACCCACGCTCGAAAGGAGCACCGCAATGCCTGGTTCCAATGGCACGTCGGCGGCCGCGAACAGCCCCGCCCAGCAAGAAGAAGTCCGCAACAGCCCGCCTGTGCAGGCGCCCGCACAGCCCGACACCGCCGCCATCACCGAGGCCGCCGTGCGCGCCGAGCGCGAGCGCGTCGACGCCATCCGCCGCCTGACCGAGGCCCCCGCCGTGCGCGCCCTCGGTGACGACACCTTCGTGCGCGGCCTGGCCAACCTCACGGTCGAGCAGGCGCGCAGCCAGATCATCGACCGCCTCACCGCGCAGAGCGACGCCACCGCCTCGCGCAGTGCCGCCGACGTGCGCACCATCAGCGACGAGACGGACGTGCGCCGCGCCGCCATCACCGAGGCGCTGCAGCACCGCGCCAACCCGTCGCAGCAGCTGCCCGAGCGGGCCCGCGCCTACCGCGGCTTCACGCTGATCGAGCTGGCGCGTCACTGCCTGGAGGCGCAGGGCGTGCGCACCCAGGGCATGAGCCGCGCCGAGATCGCCGGCATGGCGCTCACCGGCATCGACGGCGCCGGCCTCCGCTCCATGCACGGCACCAGCGACTTCACTGTCGCCCTGGCCAACACCGTCAACCGCAGCCTGCGTGCCGGCTACGAAAGCGCCCCGCGCACCTTCACCATGTGGGCCCGGCGCGGCACGCTGGCCGACTTCCGCCCCGCCACGCGCGTGGCCGTCGCCGGCAACCTGGCGCTGGAAAAGGTCAACGAGTTCGGCGAGTTCAAGCGCGGCAAGATCGTCGACGCCGGCGAGAGCATCCAGCTGGCGACCTACGGCAAGGTGGTCGGCGTCACGCGCCAGGTCGTCATCAATGACGATCTGGACATGCTCGGCCGCCTGCCGCGCATGTTCGGTCGCGCCGCCGCCGACTTCGAGTCCGACACGGTCTACGGCATCCTCACCGCCAACGCCGCGATGAGCGACACCGTCGCCCTGTTCCACGCCACGCACGGCAACCTCGGCACTCCCGGCGCGCCGAGCGAGACCACGCTGTCCGAGATGCGCCGCCTGGTGCGCCTGCAGACCGACCCCTCGGGCAACGCCAAGCCGCTCAACCTCACGGTGCGCTACATCATCACGCCCGCCGCGCTGGAAACCGCCACCCAGAAGCTGCTCAACGCGGTGATCGTCGCCACCAAGAGCGCCGACACCAACGTCTTCAACGGCGCCTACCAGCACATCGTCGAGGCCCGCCTCGACGCCAACAGCGCCACCGCCTGGTACGGCGCCGCCAGCCCCGACCAGATCGACACGGTCGAGTACGCCTACCTCGAGGGCGAGGAGGGCCTGTTCACCGAGCAGCGCGTCGGCTTTGACGTCGACGGCCTCGAGGTCAAGGCCCGCCTGGATTTCGCCTCCAAGGCGATCGACCACCGTGGCCTGTTCCGCAACGCCGGCGCCTAACCACTGACCTAGGGGGCCGGCGCGTCCGCGCGCTGGCCCTCGATCCCTCTCATTCAAGGACCCCGCAATGAAAAATTTCGTGCAACCCGGTGAGACGCTCACCCTGGCCGCGCCCTACGCGGTCAACGCCGGCGACGGCGCCAAGGTTTCCAACATCTTCGGCATCGCCTGCGGCACTTACGCCAACGGCGCCGAGGGCGAATTCCTCACCAAAGGCGTGTTCGACGTCACCACTCTGGGCACCGACACCCCGGCCGTCGGCGCCGCCGCCTACTGGGACGACACCAACAAGCGCCTCACCACCACGGCCTCCACGCACATGAAGGTCGGCGTGTTCGTCGTCGCCAAGGCCAACGGTCCCACCGTCGGTCGCGTCCGCCTCAACGGCGTGTTCTAAGCAGCCCCATGACCTGGGACCCCGCCCGCTTCTTCCCCGCATTCCAGCGGGCGGGGATGCTGCACACCGCGCGCTATCAGCCGCGTTTCGGTGCGACCAAGGAGTTTTGCGTCGACTTTCGCCAGCCCAACACGCTGGTGCTCGACGGCCGTGCCCAGAGCACGGACTACGAGATTGAATTCGAGACCAGCGCCGCGCCGGATCTCGATGACGCCGGCGGCCTGATCGAGGTCTGCGGCCAGCAGTTCACGTTGCGCCAGCCCGTTGAGCGGCTGGGCAATGGTTTCTACTCGCGCGCCGTGCTGGCGTTGGTGGGCCGATGAGCGCCATCCGCAGCACGCTCGAGCGCGCGATCGCCGCGCTCACCGGGCTTACGCTGGCCCAGGTGCAGGCCGACCTCGCCGCCCAGCTGCAGGTCGGCGGCGTCGCCCCCCCCTGGTCCGTGGCGGGCAGCACCGGGCTGGGCCCGGCCGGCGCCGCGGTCCCGGTCTATCTGGACCGCGAGCCCGCGCTGCGGCGCGAGCAGGTGCCCGCCGTGGTGCTCGAGCCCGCCGGCACCGCCGGCATCCGCCGTGAAGACGGCGAAGTCGGCACCACCGGCACCTACCAGGTCGTGCTGCGCCTGGCGCTGGGCGTGATGACGCGCGGCGATCCGCAAGCCATCCGTGCCGACGCCGTGTTCGCCCCGGCCCATGCGCGCCTGATGATCGACCCCACCCTCGGCGGCACCGCCACCTGGCTGCGCCTGACCGAGATCACCTTCCAGCGCGACGACGCCGACGGCACCTCCGGCTGGCTCGTGGCGATGTACGACGTATCGCTGGCGCTCGACGAAGTCGCGCTCACCAGCGTGCTGATCTGATTTCCTCCCCTGCGCCGCGTGGCGCGACCCATTGAAAGGGCAATGCAATGAGCACTTCCGCATACGCCGCGCAAGGCACCAAGCTCGAGATCGGTGCCGTTGTCGCTGCCAAGAACATCACCGCCGCCACGCAGGCCAATCCCTGCGTCCTCACCAGCGCCGCGCACGGCCTCACCGACGGCGCCCTGGTCAAGCTCGCCGCCATCGGCGGCATGACGCAGCTCAACGGCCAGGTCGCCGTGATCCAGGTGCTCACCGCCAACACCTTCGCCCTGCTCGGCGTCGACTCCACCGGCTACACCGCCTACACCTCCGGCGGCACCGCCACCGGCGTGCTCGCCAAGGCCATCAACGTCACCGGGTTCAGTGGCTTCGACGGCCAGTCCGGCGAGATCGACGTCAGCGACTTCGACTCCGGCAGCAAGGAGTTCCTCGGCGGCCTGGCCGACGCTGGCCAGGTCACGTTCAACGTGCAGATCTCCGACACCGACGATGGCCAGAACGCCCTGCGCGCCAGCCAGCGCGCCGGCGGCGTGGTCACGCCGTTCCTGCTGACCTTCCGCAATGCCCGGTTCCGCAGCTTCCGCGGCTTCGTGCGCTCGTTCTCCGAGCAGGGCGCGGTTGACGGCGTGATCACCGGCACCGTCGCCATCCGCATCTCCGGCCAGGTCACGCGGGGCTGATGATGGGGCTGCTCAGCAAGGACGCCATCCTCGCCGCCAACGACCTCGTCACCGAGGACGTTGCCGTCCCCGAGTGGGGCGGCGAGGTGCGCGTGCGCGTGATGACCGGCGCCGAGCGCGCCGAGTTCGAAGCGGGCAGCATCACCGTCAAGGGCGGCAAGCGCGAGGCCAACCTGCAGAACTACCAGGCGCGCCTGGTGGCGCTGTGCGCGATCGACGAGCATGGCCACCGCCTGTTCAGCGAGGCTGAGGTCGAGGTGCTGGGGGGCAAGAGCTCGCAGGCCCTCGGCCGCGTGTTCATGGTCGCGCAGCGCATCAACGGCCTCGGCCTGGGTGCGCTCGAGGCCGCCGCAAAAAACTGACGGAGCAGCCCGCGCTGCGTTTCCGTTACCGCCTGGCGCTTGCGCTGGGCCGTAGCGTGCGCGAGCTGCTCACCACCGTCGACAGCGACGAGCTGACCCACTGGCAGGCCTACGCCGAGCTGGAGCCGTTCGGCGGCCTGGCCGCTGACTGGCGCGCCGGCCTGGTGGCGGCGGCCGTCCTCAACGTGCACCGCGCGCCCGGCAGCCAGGCGCTGCTGCCGCATGACCTGGTGCCCCGTTTGGCATCGCCCCCGCCGCCGCCCCTGGATGACCCCGACGCCGAGATCGAGGCCTTCGATCGCCTCGTCGGCCTTGCCTGATTCGTAGGACGCGCATGAACGAACCGATCCGCTACGTCATCGGCGCCGAGGCTGCGGGGTTTTTCTCCGAGACGGCCCAGGTGCAGACCCGCCTGGGCAGCATGGCGCAGGGCGTCGGCGCCTTTGCCAGCTCGCTCGGCCTGGTCGGCCTGGCCGGCGGGCTGGGCTTCGGCGCGCTCACTGCCGCCGTCGGCAACAGCATCGCCGCGCTCGACGATCTGGACGAGCGCAGCAAGGGCCTGGGTCTGGCCGCCAGCGAGCTGTCGTCGCTGGAGCTCAGTGCGCGTGCTGCCGGGGTGGGCAGCGAGCAGCTCGCCGCCGGCGTCTCCAAGTTCGCCACCGTGCTGGACGCCGCCCGCAACGGCAGCAAGGAAGCCGCCGAGACCGTGCGCCTGCTCGGCATCGACCTGGGCGGCCTGCGCAACGGCACCATCACTACCAGCGACGCCCTGCGCACCGCTGCCGACACGCTCAGCACCTACGAGCAGGGCTTCCAGAAGACCACCCTGGCGCGCGAGGCCTTCGGCCGCGGCGGCGGTGCGTTCATCGCCTGGGTCAACGAGGGCAGCGCCGGCCTCACCAAGTTCAACGGCGTCAGCGAGGAAAGCATCCAGCAGGCCGCCAAGCTCGCCGGCGAGGTCGACAAGCTGTCGGCCGCGTGGGAGCGTTTCAAGCTCGAGGTCGGCGGCGTGGCCGCGCGCGTGCTGTTGCCGTTGGAAACCTCCGTCAGTGACCAGGTGGCGGCGATAGAACGCCAGTTGGCCGAGGCCGAGCGCCAGATGCTCGCGCCCGGCGCCGGCATCGGTCTGCTTGAGCGCTGGTTGTTCGGCAGCGTGGCCGAGCAGCGTGACGCGACCCGCCAACGGGTTGCAGCGCTGCGCGCCCAGCTCGAAGGCCTGCGCAATGGTGGTCGCGACGACGTCCAGGGTGGGCCGGTGGTGCGTCCGGTGCCCGATCGCAAGGACGACCCCAAGAAGCTCAAGGAAGAGGCCGACGCCTACACACCGCTGGTGCGCGCGATCCGCGAGCGCATCGCCGTGATGGAAGCCGAGGAGCGCGCCGGCGAGAAGCTCACCGAAGTGCAGCGCTTTGCTGCCAAGACGCTGGCCGACGTCGAGGCCGGCTACATCAAGCTCACGCCCGCGCAGCAGGCCGCCATCACCGATCTGCTCGGCGAGGCCGCCGCGCTCGACCAGGTGGCGCAGGCCCGCAAGGCGGATGCCGAAGAGCTAGAGGCCTTCGACCGCGCCCGCGTCGACTTTGAGAAGAAGCGCGAGGCCCAGCGCGAAGGGATCAATGCCTTGATCCAGTCGCACTATGACGAGATCAGCGCGCTCAGCCTCACCGGCGAGGCGCTGGCCACGGTGCAGGCCGAGCGCGAGCTCGACCGCCTGGGCATCGACCGCACCAGCGAGGCCTACCAGCGGTACCTCGACCTCCTCGTCGATCTGAAGCAGCAGCGCACCGCGCTCGAGGAGAACCGCAAGCTGTGGCAGGGCATCAACAGCGCCGCCAACGACGCCTTCATCGAGATCTACCAGGGCGGGCAGGGCGTGTTCGATCGACTCAAGAACACGCTCGAGCGCGGCCTGCTGCAGCTGCTGTACGACATGACGGTCAAGAAGTGGATCGTCAACATCGAGACCCAGGTCAACCAGCAGTCCGGCGGCGACTTCTTCGCCTGGCTCGTCAAGATCATTGGCGGCGCGGCAGGCGGGGGCGCCGGTTCCGGTGCAGGCGCCAGCACGGGCGGCGGTGCGGGTGCGGGCGGTGGTGGTGATGGCTTCGGCGGCACCACCTGGTCCACCAGCGTGGGCAGTGCGCGCGCCGCCTCGGCTGGGGTGGAGGTTCACTACCACATCGCCCAGGTCGGCAGCGGCGTCACCCGCGCCGATCTGGTCAGCGGCATGGAAGAGACGCGCCGCGCCACCAAGGCCGACATCTTCGACGGCATCGCCCGCAACCGCTACGCCGTGAGCAACTGATGGCCGACATCACCCTGCCTGCCGGCCTGAAGAAACCGGCCTCGATCGAGTTCGGCCTGCGCTTCAACACGCTGGTCTACACCTCGGCGCTGGCCGGCAGCCAGCAGACCGTCGGCCTGCCCGGCGCGCGCTGGACCATGCGCCTGGTGTACCCGCCGCGCCATCGCGCGCAAAGCGCGCTGCTCGAGGCGCTGCGCCTGCAGCTGCGCGGTCAGCAGAACCGCCTGGTGGCCGGGCACCCCGGTCGCCCCGGCATCCGTGGCCAGGGCGGCGGCACGCCCGTCATCAACGGCGCCGGCCAGGTCGGCGCCAGCGTGACCATCAGCGGCCTGGTGGCCAACCGTCCCGGCGTCTACCTGCCCGGTGATCTGCTCGGCATCGGTGGCCAGCTCAAGATGGTCACCGCGGTGGTCGATGCCAGCGCCGGCGGTACCGCCACCGTCACCTTCGAGCCGCCGCTGCGCGCCTCGCCCGCCAACGGCAGCGCCATCGTGCTCACCCCCACCGCGCGCTGGATGCTGGTCAATCCCGAGATCAAGTGGCGCGAGACCCCGGGCGGGTCCGCCGGCAACGTGATCGACAGCCACGAGCTCGAGCTGATCGAGGCCTTCACGTGAAGACGCTCAGCACCGCCCAGCTCGCCGCCGTCGCCGGCGAGCACGTCAGCACCTGCCACCTGGTGCAGCTGGCCTTCGCCAGCGGCACCGTCTACCTCACCGACGCGCCGCATGACATCGTCTGGGGTGCCAACACCTACCTGGGCGCCGGCCGTGCCGGCAACATCGAGCCGACCCGCGAGACCCTCGCCGGCGAGGCCACCGGCCTGCGCTTCTCGCTCGCCGGGCCGATCGGTGAGTTTGTCGCGGTGGCGCTGGCCGAGCACGTGCAGGGCAAGCCGGCCGACGTGTACGTGGCCTGGTTCGACGCCAACGGCGTGCTGATCGACACCCCCACGCTCGAATGGCGCGGCCTCACCGACGTGATGCCGGTGCAAGACGCGCCGGATCAGAGCGTCATCAGCGTCACCGCCGAGAGCCGCTTTGCCCAGTTCAACCGCCCCAAGGTGCGCCGCCACAGCGACCAGGACCAGCAGGCCGCGCACCCCGGCGACAAGTTCTTCCAGTACGCCGCCGCGATGATGGACCGCAGCATCGTCTGGCCCAATCGCGAGTGGTACAAGGTCTACTCATGACGCGCTGCATTGCCCGTCACCCTGACTGGCCGGCGCGTCTGGCCGCTTTCCTCGAAGCCCGCCGCGCGCGGGCTTTTGTTTGGGGCGAGCATGACTGCGCGTTGTTCGCCGCCGACTGGGTGCGCGAGTGCGCCGGCGTCGATCTCGCCGCCGATCTGCGCGGCACCTACAGCGACGCGCGCGGCGCGCTGCGCGTCCTCAACGCCCGCGGCGGCCTGGCCGGCATCGGCGCCGATCTGCTGCCCGCGGTGGCGCCGGCCTTTGCCGGCCGCGGCGACGTGGCGCTGGCCAGCAACGCCGGCCGCGAGCTGCTGTGCATCGTCGACGGCGCCTGGCTGGTCGGCCCCGCCGCCGAGGGCCTGGCCTGGCTGCCGCGCGCGCAGGCTCAACGCGCGTGGAAGGTGTAGGCGATGCCGCAGATCATCCCGGCGCTGATCGCGGTCGCGATCAACTACGGCGCCTATGCGGTGGCCGCCATCCTGTTCGTGGCCAGCGCCGTCTACAACGCGCGCCAGGGCCGCAAGGCCGCGCGCAACGCCCGCGCGCAGTTCGAGGCCGGCCTGCGCGATCGCGCGCAGATGGTGCGCAGCGCCGAGCTGCCGCGCTCAGTCAGCTACGGCGAGACCATGACCAGCGGCGAGATCGTCTACGCCCGCGCCGCCGGCAGCCTGCAGGAGCGGCTGGTGTTCGTGCTGGCGCTCAAGCCCGGCCACGAGATCACCGGCATCGACGAGGTGTACTTCGGCGAGCGCTCGCTCGGCATCCTGGACGTCGACGGCTACCCGCAAGATGCGCCGTTCCGGACCACACGCAGCGACATTGCCGGCGAGCTGAAAACCGGCGCCAGCGGCGCGGCCACCACCGTGGTTACGCTGCCCAGCGTGCCGGTGACCGGCAGCGTCAGCGTCTTCTGGCGCTTTGACAGCGGCAATGGCGACGGCGGGCCTGCCACGCAGGGGCTTTCTGCCAGTGTGGTTGGTGCCGAAGTCACCATCAGCACCATCAACCCGTTCGAGTCCGGCAGCCCGTTGCCCGCCGGCGCGCCGCTGGAGATCAGCTGGCTCACCACCAGCCAGGCCAGCTGGATCCGCTGCAAGCGCTATTTGGGCGCCGCCAGCCAGACCGCCGACGCCGACATCATTGCCGACAGCGGCGGCGAGTGGACCACTGCCCACCAGGGCAACGGCGTGCCCTATCTCGCGCTGTGGATGTGGTTCAACCAGGACCTGTATCCGGTGGGCCTGGAGAACATCCGCGCCCGGATCCGTGGCAAGAAGGTCTATGACCCGCGGCTTGACAGCACCAATGGCGGCAGCGGCAGTCATCGCCTGGCCACGCCCAGCACCTGGGAATACAGCCGCAACCCCGCGCTGTGCACCGCTGACTACCTGATGAGCCCGCTCGGCTTCAACTGCGACGCCAGCGAGATCGACTGGGCCATGGTGATCGCCGCCGCCAACATCTGCGACGAGTCGGTGGTGATCGCGCTCAGCCCGCCCAAGAGTCCGCTCACCCAGCCGCGCTACCTGTGCGATACCGAGCTGACCACCGACAACGCGCGCGACCAGAACCTGCAGGCGCTGCTCAGCAGCATGGCCGGCTGGGCGGTGTGGAGCCAGGGCCAGTGGAAGATCCAGGCCGGCGCCTACAGCACGCCCAGCGTCACCCTCACCGAGGCCGATCTCGCCGACACCGGCGCCATCAACGTGCAGGCGCGTGCACCCCGGCGCGAGCTGTTCAACGCGGTCAAGGGCGTGTACGTCAGCCCGACCAACAACTGGCAGGCCACCGACTACCCGCCGGTGCGCAACAGCACCTACGCCACGCAAGACGGCGAGGTGCTCGAGCTTGATCTCGCGCTGCCCGCCACCACGAACAGCGTGATGGCGCAGCGCCTGGCCAAGATCGAGCTGGAGGAGGCGCGCCAGGCGCTCACCGTGCAGGCCAGCTTCAACCTGCGCGCCTACCGCATCGCCCCCGGCGACATCATCGCGCTCACGCTGGCCCGCTACGGCTTCAGCGCCAAGCCGTTCCGCGTGATTGACCGCGAGTTCAGCCTCGCCGGCGGCGTGCGCCTCACCCTGCGCGAGACCGCCGCCGGCGTCTATGACTGGGGTCTGGGCGCCGCCACCGAGATCGATCTCGCACCCAACACTAACCTGCCCGATCCGTTCTCCGTGCCCGCCGTGGGCCCGCTCACGCTGGCCAGCGGCACCGAGCACCTGCTGCGGCAGGCGGATGGCACGGTGGTCAGCCGCATCTACGTCACCTGGCCGGCGCTGGCCGCCGGCTACGTCACGCAGGGCGGCGCGATCGAGCTGCAGTTTCGCCGGGTCGGGGACGACTGGCAAAGCCTGCCCGACGTGCCCGGCGACGCCAGCTCCGCCTACGTGCTCGAGGTCGAGGACTGGGTGCACTACTTCGTGCGCGCCCGCGCCCGCAACGGCATCGGCGTGCGCGGCGCGTGGGCCTACGCCGGCCCGCACCAGGTCATCGGCAAAACCGACCCCCCCGCGAACGTCAGCGGCCTCACCAGCGAGCTGACCACCAACGGCATCCTGCTGCGCTGGGATGAGTCCGCTGACCTCGACTACGCCGCCACCGAGCTGCGCATCGGCGCCACCTGGGCCAGCGCGCTCCTGATCACGCGCAAGAATGCGCGCACGCACCTCTGGGGCTGGCAGCCCGCCGGCGCCTTTACCGTGCTGGCCAAGCACCTGGACACCAGCGGCAACGAGAGCGCGATCGCCGCCGCCACGGTGGTCAGCGTGTCCCTGCCGGCGACGCCGAGCCTGC